CCGGGTAACCTTGTTGGTGATTATATGTTTGATTTGCGGTATCAGATGACTTTATTTGACTTCTTTGGTTTATATTTTAATCAAGGTGGTTTAGCTCAAGGCCCAATGGCAACTTATATGGAATCTATGAGCTATCTTCAATTAATAAATGATGTATTTAACTATCCGTATTCATTTACGTATACAAATACTACTCAAAGATTATTTTTAGAAACTCAAGCCAGTTTAATTCCACCCGGCTCATATTTAATGGTTGAAGCTTATGTAAAGGTTAATCCTGATTACCATCCCACAGTGTGGAGTGATCGTATTTTTCAAAGACATTATGCAGCACTATTAAAGAAACAATGGGCTCAAAATTTAATGAAATTTGCTGGTATACCACTTCCCGGTGGAGCTTCTATAAATTCGGCTGCAATAATGCAAGATGCTCAAAAAGAATTAGATGTTATCGAAGCCACCTTACTAAAAACACACGAACTACCAATAGAGCCTATGATCGGTTAAAATGGCAACAAATAGATACCTTAATCTTACAAGTTTTAGCCCAGAACAATCATTGGTTGAAAGTTTTACCGTTGAATTGATACAAGCCATGGGTCAGGATTGTTATTATGTACCTAGAAAATATTTTAGCATAGATAAAATTTTTGGTGAAGATCCAACTTCTTCTTTTGAAAAAATATACAATATAGAAATGTATATTCAATCATATAAAGGCTTTGATGGTACCGATGTAATAAGTCAATTTGGGCTAGAAATTCGCGATAAAATATCTTTATTGCTTGCCCGTAAAAGATTTAAAGAAGAAGTAACAACATATGATGCCACACTTATAAGACCCAGAGAAGGTGATCTTATATATTTTCCATTATCAAAATCATTGTTTGAAATTAACTTTGTAGAACATGAAAACCCTTTATACCCATTAGGTAAATTATATTCATATCAGATAACCGCAGAGTTGTTTACTTATAGCTATGAAAAGATTGATACACCAAACACTGCAATCAATTCACCATATACAACAACAAGAGGTCTTTCTGGCTCTACTGTAATTCCTTTAAATAATATACTGGGTACAACTATGGGAGTTAATGACATTCTTCAGCAAGAAGGAATAAGTTATGGATTTGATCCCAATAATCCGTTTGATGAATGTAACTCGGATGTTAGTTGTTAATAAAGGAGCTTAAATGTTTGGAAACTTTTATAATGAAAATTTAAGAAAAGTGGTTGTTGGATTTGGTTCTTTGTTTAGTAATATTGAAATACAACATAAAGATCCAGATACCGGTAATCCATTTTTAATTCGCGTTCCAGTACATTACGCGCCTCAAGAAAAATTTATTCAACGGTTATTGCAACCATCATCAATCACCGAAGGTACTCGTATTGAAATACAAGTGCCTATTATAAGTTTTATGATGTCTAGTGTGTCACCAGATCCATCCAGAAGATTGGGTAGATATGCTCTTAATACAAATCAAAGCGTTAACGGGGTATGTCAGGCCAATGGAAATAAAATTAAAAGCCAGATTCCTGTAAATATTGTATTTAATTTATACGCATATACCCGACACACAGATGATTTACTTCAAATTATTGAACAAATAATGCCATATTTTGTTCCAGATCATACTATTAAATTAGAGATGAATGATGTGCAAACAAATCTTGATATTCCTATTATTATGCAGAGTAATAGTATAACTGAAAAATATGAAGGTGATTTTTCTTCTCGTCGTTTAAATATTGCTTCATTCCAATTTGTAGCCAAATCATGGATCTTTGGTGAAGTACAGAGTTTTACTACAATTACCAATATAAATCCAATTATAGAAATAGATTAATACAATGGCTTTAAATAAAAATTTAGCAAAATTATTTGATGTTGAACCCTCTAGACCAGAGTCTTCTAAGAATTTAACTGGTGGAACTTTTAATTCTAATAATTTTGGTAAAGACTATGAGATGGTTCAAAATAATCTCAAAGATTTAATTCAAAACGGTAACATTGCTTTGGAAAGTGCATTAAAGGTAGCAACTGAATCAGATAGTCCTCGTGCATTTGAAGTAGTTGCTATAATGCTAAAAACTATGGCAGATTTAAATAACAATGTTCTTTCTGTGCATAAAAGTGCCAAAGATATTACCTCTGCCAGTGCCACTAAATTAACTCAAACTAATAATTCATTATTTGTTGGATCAACAAAAGATTTACAAAATCTATTAAATAAAGAGCGAAGTACTGAAAAAGTAATTGATGTGGAGGTTGTACATGAAGGCGCAAAACAGCAGTAATTTTGGGTATAGAAATAACTCAAAATTAAAACCACCGGGTGTAGATATACAATATTCAAAAGAGCAGCTTGAAGAATATATCAAGTGTGCTAATGATCCTGTATATTTTTGTAGTAAGTATGTAAAAGTAAAAACTCTTGATAAAGGTATTATGCCTTTACAGTTATATGATTATCAACAAAAATTTGTTGATTCAATTCACAAAAACCGTTTTGTTATTTCAAAATGGCCTCGTCAATCTGGTAAATCTACTTCGGTAATTGGATATATTTGTCATTACATAACATTTAATCAAAGCGTTAGCGTTGCAATTTTGGCTAACAGATTGAAAACAGCAAAAGATGAATTATATTCTAAACTACAATTAGCATATGAAAACTTACCGCAGTTTTTGCAACAAGGTGTCGTAGAATGGAATAAGACATCGATGAAGCTAGAAAACGGATCTAGAGTAATGTGTGATGCAACATCATCTGCTGCAATCCGCGGTGGTTCATTTAACTTTCTTCTTTTAGACGAATATGCCTTCTTACCTTCACATATTGCAGAAGAATTTTATGCATCAACATATCCAACAATTTCAGCTGGTACAACTACAAAACTTGTAATTGTATCTACTCCAAATGGACTTAATCATTTTCATAAATTGTGGGTTGATGCAAATAGAGTAGAAGGTCATAAACAAAAAAATAAATTTATTCCAGTAGAAGTAAGTTGGAGAGATGTTCCTATATCTCCAGGTGGACCAAAAAGAGACGATGTGTGGGCAGAAGAGCAGATTGCTAATACAAGTCCTGAACAGTTTGAACAAGAGTATGGATGTAGTTTTTTAGGTTCTAGTAATACATTAATCAATACTAGCAAATTAAATGTTTTGGCTGGCGAAGAACCTTTAACCGAAACAAATGAAGGTTTGCGAATATTTGCCTATCCTGAAAAAGATCATACGTATTTCTTACAGGCAGATGTCTCACGTGGGCAAGGTGCCGATTACTCTGCATATACCATTATAGATGGTACCAGCACACCGTATCAAGTAGTATCTACCTATAGAAATAATACAATAAGTCCATTTCATTATCCAACTGTATTAAATTCTGCAGCCAAATTATATAATAATGCATTTGTTTTAATAGAAACAAACGATCTGGGAGGACAAGTTTCAGGAATCTTACATACCGATTTAGAATATGAAAATGTTTTAATGACAAAGGTACTTGGACGAAAAGGACAAATTTTGTCACAGGGGTTTGGTGGAGTTGGTAAAAATGAAATGGGAATCCGTACTACAGCCCAAACTAAAAAAATTGGATGTGCTATTCTTAAGCGATTAATTGAAGAAGACAAAATTTTATTAAATGATGAAAGAATAATTGCAGAACTTACGGCATTTGTGTCAAAGTCTAACACCTTTAAAGCCGAAGATGGTCACCACGACGACTTAGTGATGTCTTTAGTGTTTTTTGCATGGTTAACCAGACAAGATTATTTCGCAGATTTGATCGAACAAGGTAAATTTAATTATGAAGAAGGATCAAATCCAGAAGATGATAACATATTAATATCACCACAACAAAAAAATGAAGATGATGGTGAAGAATTTGTGCAAGGTGGTTTAATTTGGTACCCAGCATAAAATGCTAAATATTTTGACAGAATAAGGAATCTAAATGCCATCATTAAGCTCATTTCTCAGCACTAACCAGTATACTAAAGAAAGTACATCTGTAACTCTTTTAGCAGGCATGCAACTGGGTTCAACGTATGCCGGTATAACATTTAACGGTGTTTCCGGTGCTGCAGGCAATGATCCAGGTGGTTTGTTTGGATGGCTAATTTATTCCAGACGATATAATTATACCCCACCAAAGGGAACTACAGGCGATACTTATATTGTATATACCAATCCCCAAGATTTAGCAGGCGATTTAAATAAACTTTCTAACATACCTGGTTTTATGATAAGTGCACCAAATTCAGGTGGCACTTACGGAATGTTTGAAAACACAGGTGTTGTACAAAATGTTACCCGTATAACCCCAAGAACTGTTGGTACTGACTTTTTACATGCAATTAATTATCTGGCATATGGTGGAACATTAGTTGTTGCGGGTGGACCTACAGGATTTACCAAATATCAAACAGATACAAATAAAAAATTAGATGTTATTATTGGTCAAGAAGCAAGAAGTAATTTAGTTCAATGGTTAATTTCTCAAAATTACGCTACTGGTATTTTCCCATCTGCAGCCGATTCATCGGGTATTACAGGCAATGGTTTGAACCTAGCCAATTATGTAGCCTTGTCTGGTAACTGCACTGGAGCAATAGCAGATAGAATATTTAATGTGTATGGTATTAAAACGGTTGCGGACTTAGATACTGCATCTTTAGTTAACGGTAGTAAAATTACTTACAATATCCCAGCAGTAGGTGATGTAGGTGGGTTCTTTGCTAGATCTAAAAACAGAAATCAGCTATATTTAACTGTTGCTGGTATAAATCTTGCAAAAGTATTGAATGGAAATATAAGCAATGCTATTGAATGGAGTAGCAGTTTAAAGGAATCATTAAAAACAAATCGTTTAAATTTCTTTGTAAATAATCAAAGTGCTCCTAATTTCTTAGGAGCTGATTTAGTTGGTGTAACAGCGAATGCAACAATTATAGCTGAAGATCGAATTGGTGTATCAAAACTTAAATCTGCAATATATCAAGATTTAACAAATATTGGTATGAAATATTTGTTCCAACCCAATGATACACAAACAAGAACATTTGTAACATCGGAAATCAGAACGGCTATTAGCAGGTATAGTCAATTTTTGTTTACAGCAGCTACACAAATTACATGTGATAGTACAAACAATGATGATTTTACTACATCACTTAATATGTCAGTTGTTGTTCAACCAATTTTAAGTTTGGATAGTTTTGAAATATCACTAACTGTTATAACACAATAATGGCAAACAAAAACTCCATAATTAATTTTAAAAACGGGTTTAATGGAGGAACCCGTGCAAATCGTTTTGTTGTTGTTCCATCGTGGCCCACAAAGGTTCCATATACTCAATCTGATGCCACCTTTAAAATGGTATCGGCCTCTTTACCGGGAACTCAAATAAATACAATTCCGGTTCCTTATCGTGGTAGAATGTTACTGTTGCCCGGAGATAGACAGTACAGCACATGGGCAGTTGGTATATACGATGATAATAATACTCAAAATTTGTGGAAATCTATGCACACATGGTCAGAATTAATGGATGGACATTACAACCATTTAGTAGATTCTAATGATTTTAATTATGATACTTTACAAAAAACATGGATTGTAAAACAATTAGATGCAAATGGTGGTTTGTTAAAAACAATAACACTATATAAATGTTGGCCATCAGTTGTAGGTGAAGTGGAATTAAATATGGGAGATGCAGGCTTTAGTTCTTTTAGTACTACTTTAACTTTTGATTACTTAAAAATACAAGACAATTATAATAATTAAAATGCTTATTAATGATTTTAAAAACAATTTCTTTGGTGGAAATAGAAAAAACCGTTTTCGTATTACGGGTAGTTTTCCAACTGGTGGTGGTTTTACCGATTATCACGTTCGCGCTACAACAATTCCAAATTCAGCAGTAAAAACAATTAGTTACCAACATTTTGGAAGATGGTATCACTATCCCGGAGAAAGAGATTATGGTACGTGGTCTTTCAATGTATGGGATGATACTGGTAGCAACAACATTTGGGGTCGAATCCAAAAATGGCAAGATTTTATTAATAATCATGACACCAATGTTAGCACAATAGATCCAGATGATTATAAAGCATATAACTGGAAAATTCAACATTTAGATATAAATGGTAATCAAAATCCACAAAAAGAATGGATTTTAAATGGTTGTTGGCCTACCGGAATTCAACCGATTCCACTTAATATGGGTAATCCAAATACGTTAAATAGTTTTAACGTTATTATTGCGTTTGATTATATTGAAATTAGTGATATTACAAAAGATTAACAAGGTGAAACATGGAACTACCGCTATTAGGATTTTATTTTGGTAAGAAAAAGGATGAGAACAAGAAAAGCCTACAACAGGCTAGTCCTGTACAGGCTATAACCGCACCAGAAGTTTACGATGGTACGGTTACAATTGAAGCTGGTGGGTTTTTTGGTACAGCTCTTGACTATGCAGCATCTACACGCGATGAAACTCAATCGATTATCATGTACAGAAATATGTCTGTATATCCAGAATTAGATAATGCAATTGATGAAATTGTAAATGCTTCAATAGTTCAGGGAACCGATCATAAACCAGTCAAATTAGATTTAACACACTGCCCAGTTTCTGATCAAATCAAAACAAAAATATATAAAGAATTTGATACAATCTTACATCTATTAGATTTTAATCATAAATCATATGAAATTTTTAGACGATGGTATATTGATTCTAAGATTTATTATAATTTGGTTATTGATAAAGAACTACCAAATGAAGGTATCAAAGACATTATACCAGTTGATCCTTTAAAGATTAAAAAAGTTCGCAAGGTACACAAAG